ACCTTGCTGCGAACGCAAAGCGGGAGCGCGAGATCACTTATGCGTTGTCTAACAGCTTCGGCTTTGGCGGCACAAATGCTTCGCTCGTGATGGGCCGCGCACCCACGTAAGGAGAGCCCGATGGTCCGCGCGATTGCGGCAAACGGCCTGACCGTTCTGATTTTCCTCGGCGTGGTTGCCGCAGGGCTGCTGAACTGGGGGCAAACCCAGTATCGTGGTGTCGGCCCGTTGGAGCAGGCGGTGTGCCTTCGGGTAGCGCCTGGATCGAACATGAGCCGTGTGAGCGACCAGTTGGCGGGGCAGGGGGCGATCACCTCCGCCACCGTGTTCCGGTTGGGGGCGCAATACACCGAGCGGGCCTCGCAGTTGAAGGCAGGCAGTTTCCTGATCGATCCCGGCGCATCGATGGAAGATATCACACGCGCGATCACCGAAGGCGGGCGATCCACCTGCGGGACGGAGGTGAATTTCCGAATCGGTATTCTGCGAGCGGATGTTTTGGTGCGCGAACTTGACCCGGCGACGGGTGACTATGTGGAGTCGCTGCGATTCGATCCGGGCGAAGAAACGCCCGAGGCATTCGCCACCGTGATGGCCGAGCCGGATGTGCGCTTGCGGGTGACGCTGGCCGAAGGTGTAAGCAGCTGGCAGGTGATCGAGGAGCTTGGTCAGGCCGCGTTCCTGACCGGCGAGGTGGCGGCTGTGCCGCCCGAAGGCTCGCTTGCTCCTGACAGCTACGAGGTGCAGCAAGGCGATGATCGGTCTGCGCTCGTCGCACGGATGAGCGAACGTCAGGCGCAAATCGTGGCCGAGCTTTGGGCTGCGCGCGCGCCGGACCTGCCGGTGCGGACCCCGCAGGAGGCCCTGATCCTTGCCTCCATCGTGGAGAAGGAAACCAGCGTACCGGAGGAACGGCGGCAGGTGGCGTCCGTCTTCGTGAATCGCTTGAGGGACGGGATGCGACTGCAGACGGACCCGACGGTGATTTATGGAATCACCCAGGGGCAGGGGGCGCTCGGGCGCGGGTTGCGCCGCTCGGAACTGGATCGGCGCACGCCGTGGAACACCTATCAGATCGATGGCTTGCCGCCGACACCGATCGCCAATCCGGGACGCTTGAGCATCGCGGCCGCATTGAACCCCGATGACACGGATTTCCTTTTTTTCGTGGCCGATGGGACGGGCGGACATGCTTTTGCGCAGACGTTGGCAGAGCATAATCGCAACGTTGCGCGCTGGCGGCAGATCGAGGCGGAGCGGAACGCGAACTAGCCGTGTGTTGCACGCTGAGCGTTTTCTCTTGACATTCCGCTCGCCCTTAAGTAGAAACAAGTCAAGCTGGAAGAAATGGGCAAGCCGCCGACCTTAATTGGTCAGGCGGCTTTTCTGTTTCTCTCGTGCGGTCGCATGAGAAGAGCAGGACAGTATCAATGGATAACGAGTTTCCCGCCTCTGAGGGCGGGCCGACGAGCGAGGGGCTCGCCGAGGCGCAAGCGCTTTTCGATAGCGCACGGCGCCAGTTGTTCGGTGTCATTCGGGATGTGGAAGGCGGCGATGCCGCTGCAGTCAAGAAGCTGCAGCCGCTCCTTGCGGAGCTGCGAAGGGCGACGTGGACGATCCACGAAGAAAGGAAGAAACACGATGAAGAGCGCAAGCGCGAACTCGGAATCGTCAACGGGTACGCCCTTGACCTCCAGTCAGCCCGCAACGAGATCCAACGCCGCCTGGATTGCCTCCGCCCCCCGGAAGATCCAGGAGGAGTTTCTTAACAGCCTGAGTGAAGAGACATTGATGGCGTTGCCCTGGCTCTTCGAGTTCTGGGCATTGCCGCACCAGATCCCGCCAGAAGGCGACTGGAAGACCTGGGGGGCTCTGGGGGGGCGCGGCGCGGGCAAGACCCGCGCCGGCGCCGAATGGGTGCGCACACTTGTCGAAGGCTCGCGTCCGCTGGACGCGGGCCGGGCAAAGCGCGTGGCCCTGATCGGTGAGACGATCGATCAGGCACGCGAGGTCATGGTCTTTGGCGATAGCGGCATCCTGGCCTGTTCGCCGGCGGATCGGCGACCTGTTTGGGAAACGACGCGCCGCCGGCTTGTCTGGCCGAACGGGGCAATTGCACAGGTGTTTTCGGCGCATGATCCGGAGAGCCTGCGTGGCCCGCAGTTCGACGCCGCCTGGTGCGACGAACTGGCGAAATGGAAGAAGGCGCAGGAAACATGGGACATGCTGCAATTCGGCCTGCGCCTTGGGAAACATCCGCAACAATGCGTGACGACAACGCCGCGCAACGTGAAGATCCTGCGCGACATCATCGAACGGCCCAGCACGGTTTTGACGACCGCCCCGACGGAGGCGAACCGGGCGCATCTTGCCAAGTCCTTCCTCGAGGAAATCCGGGAACGCTATGCCGGGACACGGCTGGCGCGTCAGGAACTGGACGGCATCCTGCTGGGAGATGCAGATGGCGCCTTGTGGCGGGCAGGGATGATCGAGGCTGCGCGCCGCAAGAAAGTCGAGGGGATCGGACGGGTCATCGTGGCGGTAGACCCGCCAGTTACGTCCGGCAAGGATAGCGACACTTGCGGGATCGTCGTCGTTGGTGCCCGGACAGAGGGCAGCCCGGGCACCTGGGAAGCGATCGTGCTGGAGGATGCGAGCATCCAGGGCGCCAGCCCGTCCGACTGGGCGAAGGCCGCGCTCGGGGCAATGAAGCGCCACAATGCGGAACGTCTGGTGGCCGAGGTGAACCAGGGCGGCGATCTTGTCGAAACGGTGATGCGGCAAATTGATCCGTTGATGCCGTTCCGCAAGGTTCACGCGACCCGTGGCAAGGCAACTCGGGCCGAGCCGGTCGCGTTGCTCTATGAGCAAGGGCGCGTGGGACATGCTGCAGGGCTTGAGGAGCTTGAGGACCAGATGTGCCAGATGACGGCACAAGGGTATGACGGCAAGGGCAGCCCTGATCGCGTCGATGCGCTTGTCTGGGCACTGCATGATCTGATCCTGGAGCCGGCCGCGAAATACAAGCGGCCTCAGGTTCGATCGCTGTAGGTGTTGCGGTCGAACGGGACCGTACGGTGAAATAACCGTTCTATAATTCATATCGGTGAAAAAGGGCGTCTTCCTGAAGGGCGCCCTTTTTCGTGGCACCCGGCCAGAGGGTCAGGAGCCACAAGAGATGACAAAGCCAAGGACGAGGAGCACAAGCCCCATGGTATTTGACTTTCCCTGGCGCCGCGCGCCGCAGCAGCAGGCGCCGGAGCAGAAGGCCTCCGCCAGCGGGCCGGTGATCGCCTATCACGGTTCGGGCCGGGTAGCTTGGACGCCACGCGATGCCGTATCGCTGACGCGCAACGGCTTCACCGGCAACCCGATCGGGTTTCGCTGCGTGAAGCTCATCGCGGAAGCGGCCGCCGCCTTGCCGGTGGTATGCCAATCCGCCGAACGGCGCTACGAGACGCATCCAGTCATGACCCTTCTGAACCGCCCGAATGAGGGCCAGGGACGGGCGGAATTGCTGGAGGCGCTTTTCGGGCAGATCCTGCTGTCCGGGAACGGCTATCTCGAAGCTGTCGGGACCGATGCAATTCCACTGGAATTGCATGTGCTGCGGGCGGATCGGATGTCGGTTGTGCCCGGAGTGGATGGTTGGCCGATTGCCTACGTCTATGCCGTTGGCGAACGCAAACACCGCTTCGACATGGCTGGGGGCGCGCGCCCGATCTGCCACATCAAATCCTTCCACCCGCAGGACGATCACTACGGCCTGTCCCCGATGCAGGCAGCGGCCACCGCAATGGATGTGCATAATTCCGCGTCCCGCTGGTCCAAGTCGCTGTTGGACAACGCCGCACGCCCTTCCGGTGCCATCGTCTACAAGGGCGCGGACGGGCAGGCGATGCTGACGTCCGAGCAGTATGACCGCCTCATCAGCGAGATGGAGGCGCATCATCAGGGCGCGCGCAATGCCGGGCGCCCGATGCTGCTGGAAGGCGGGCTGGACTGGAAGCCGATGGGTTTCAGCCCCTCCGACATGGAGTTCCAGAAAACCAAGGAAGCCGCAGCGCGCGAGATCGCGACGGCCTTTGGCGTACCTCCGATGTTGATCGGCATTCCGGGCGACGCGACCTATGCAAACTACCAGGAAGCGCACCGCGCTTTCTACAGGCTGACGGTCCTTCCCCTCGCCCAGCGTGTGCTGAGCACACTCGCGGTCTGGCTCGGAGGGTTGAACGGCGAGGCGGTGACACTTGCCCCCGATCTGGACCGGCTTCCAGCGCTCGCCACCGAGCGTGAGGCACAATGGCGACGGGTCTCTGAGGCGAGTTTCCTGAGCGACGGTGAGAAACGAGCGCTTCTGGGGCTGCCGCCCCTGATGGATGGCGCATGAGCCCAGAAACTTGGAGTGCAACATGAACTACACGATTTATGACACTGGTCTGGAAACAAAATTTGTCCAGGCCGATGCAGAGCTGAAGGTCACTGACGGGCACCTCGTCCAGGGCTACGCATCCTTGTTCGGGTTGCCCGACAAGGGGGGGGATGTCGTCCAGAAGGGTGCCTACAGCGCGTCCCTTGCGCGGATGACCGATGCTGGCGGGCGGGTCAAGATGCTGTGGCAGCATGATCCGACCCAGCCGATCGGTGTCTGGGACGAGGTGTTCGAGGATGAAATCGGCCTGTTCGTAAAGGGCCGCATCCTGACCGAAGTTGAGAAGGGCCGCGAGGCCGCCGCGCTGATTTCAGCCGGCGCCATCGACGGACTTTCGATCGGCTACCGCACGAAGCGGGCCGAAAAGGATGCTGGAGGCCGACGCCTTCTGCATGATCTGGAGCTTTGGGAGGTGTCCCTTGTGACTTTCCCGATGCTGCCGGAGGCACGGGTAGGGGCCAAGGGCGAAGTGCCCGAGGGTTCCGATCTGCTGCAAGAGCTGGCGGAGGTGATCGAAGCCGCCCGCCGTGATCTGGCGGGCGACTGAGCCGGCCTGACCCCTTCCAAGAGGACGATGTGACATGAGCACCCCCGAGACGAAGGCTCGGGCCGGGCAAGACATGCCCGGCCCACAGATGGCGACGGCTGACGTGAAGTCTGCCCTCACCGGATTTCTGGGCGACTTCAAGAGTTTCCAGAACGACATCAAATCGAAGCTTCAACAAACAGAAGAGCGACTCACCATGCTGGATCGGAAATCCATGATCACCGGGCGCCCTGCCCTGGCAACCGCGCAGGCCATCGAGGCCCCGCATCAGAAGGCCTTCGAGTCCTATCTTCGCTCCGGCGATGACGACGCGCTGCGCGGTCTCGAACTGGAGGGCAAGGCGATGTCCACGGTCGTTGCCGGCGATGGCGGCTACCTTGTTGATCCCGTCACCTCCGACTCGATCCGGTCCAAGTTGACCTCGACCGCGTCGATCCGTGCCGTCGCAAATATCGTGACTGTCGAGGCGAGCGCCTATGACGTTCTGATTGACCATGGCGAGTTGGGCTCTGGTTGGGTTACCGAGAGCGGTTCGGTTACCGAAAGCGCAACGCCGATCATCGATCGGATCTCGATCCCGCTGTACGAGCTGTCCGCTATGCCCAAGGCATCGCAGCGCCTGCTCGACGACAGCGCTTTCGACATCGATGGCTGGCTGGCGACGAAAATCGCCGATCGCTTCTCGCGCGCCGAGGCTGCCGCCTTCATCAATGGCGACGGCGTGGAAAAGCCGCGCGGGATCCTGAACCACACGATCTCCTCCGAGGCGACCTGGGCCTGGGGCAAGCTGGGCTACATTGCCTCTGGCATCGACGGCGATTTCGCCTCCGCGGATGTGATCGTGGAGCTGGTGTATGCGCTTGGTGCGGAATATCGCGCCAATGGTGCCTTCGTCATGAACTCCAAGACGGCCGGCACCGTACGCC